GGTTTTTGTCTGGACTCATAATAAAGTATTTAGATCAGAGTGCTATAGAAGAATAGCACCGATGATGAAACCCTTACCAAAAGCAAGGCATAACATCTGATAATCAGTTAAGTTGAATTTAGTTTGAATTTTTTTAGCAAGTGCTTTATCCCAGTCCTTAATCTTGACTGCGATCTCCTTTACTTTGTTCATTACTCTGTTCCTATAGGACCGTTTCTTTTATTGTTATTCGGGTTACGAGCACAATTCATCTCGTGCTTTTGTAACCATTTTTGAGGATTAGGTTTTGTACTAGGAGCAATAAGTCCACAGTATTTACATTTTAACTCCATCGTTCCACTCCTTAAAAGATGATTGGCAATCAGGTGGTTCAGGGTCTTTATAACCCTTCATTTTTTTCCACTTGTTATATATGGCACCCATATGCCAAGACTGTGCAAGACTTTTAGGTCCATCGATCAACAGTTTTAACTCAGGTCCACTAGCGTAGGCTTGCATTTCCTCTCGCCAGTTGGAGTCATCGTAATCTTTATTTGTCATAGTGTAGTTTTTGGTCTTTGACCTTTTTGGGTAGTTTACCAGATCGCACGTTGGTAGAAGATGTTTCACCATATCCACCAGGATGCTTACCAGCTTTTGTCTTACCGAGAGACTCGGATTTCTTACCACTCTTATCAGTATAATGTAATTTGGCAGATTTGTCTTTATCTTTTGTAATAACAGACTCTTGACCGTGTTTACGACCGAGCCTACGACTTAGCTTACCAAAGCGTCGCTTAGACATTTTATCAGGTTTTGTCGTATGGTAGGACACCTCTGTGCCAGTTTTCCCATCGTCATACTTGTACTGTCCTACTCCCTTCTTATATCCAATACCCTTCTTCTTAAGGTCTTTCTCTAATCCTTTACGCTTCTCACGGTTCTTCTTTTCGTCAGAACCCCTGTCAGCACTAATATGTCCAGTAACCTTTGTATTAGATTTACTGATAGCACGTGCCAATCCACCTTCAGCTATGAATTGCTTAAAGGACATTACACGTTTCTCTGTACGCATATCGGTTTCACCTCCAGCTTGAACTGTTTTGCGTTGAAGTTGTATCTTACGAAGATTTAACTGCAGTTGCTTCTTATCTAACAACTGCTTTTTCTTCTTTAATACAGGATCGGTTTGACCAGTAGTTTCCATTAGCCACCAACAATTTGTACTTGCTCCACCACAACGTTATTAGTTCCTGCAGTGAGTTTGACAGTTTTCTGAAGTTGAGGAACTGTGTTAGCTGCTAGGTCATCAGCACTTAATGCGTATGCTGAACCAGCACCTGAAGCATCAATATCTGTTGTTATTGTAGTGTTAGTAACAGCAGTAACTTTCTTTCCACTAGAAGCAGCAGATTCGAAATCTGTTCCAAATCCATTGGTGTCACCACCATCTACAGTTTGAATATAATCATTAACTGCAAACGTGTGACGCTTACCAGCACCTACACCACCTACAGTTAATACTGAACCATTTGCATTGGTAGCAGCAGTGATAGATACATTCTTAGACTTCCCAACTGAGAGAAGAAGTGCTTCACCAGCAGCAAGTGTAATGGCAGGACCAGCATCAAACTGTATTGAGGAAGCTGAAGCAGCGTATGCACGAACGATGCCAGACTTTACCACAATGTATGCGGTTCCTGAACCACTCACTGTCTGAGTATCTAATACATTTAAGACTGACATTGTGACTTGATTCCTTTTACTAGACTATTTATCCTGTTGCGACTTCAGGAATTTTGCAAGATCTGCAGTAGAACCAACAAACATAGTATTGTTTGTAACGTTCTTCTGAGGGTTCGCTGGACCTTCTTCGACCTCTTGAAGTTTCTTTTGCAGATCCATTAACTTATCAGTAGTATCTGCAATATTTTTAATCATATTACCTGCAACTTCGTATGCTCTAGGTGAGTCAGACTCTTGTGCAAGTTCTAATATACCGTCAACAGCCTCCTGTCCCTTTTCAATAAGTGAATATAAATTTCCACGAGTATACTCATAGTCCTTAGTAATCTGCTCAACCATAGCAGGTTTAACGACTTCTGTTTTCTCTTTAGGTACGATTGCTGTTTCAACATCGAGGGCATCCTCAATGCCATTATACATCGACATCGGTTCCTGTGACGGGATCTCTGGCTTTTGCATCTGTGAACTCACTGTAAATTTCATTAAATCCGAAGTTATCATCAGCCTCAGCAGTAATAGGATCTGGTGTGACTGTGTATCTAACTTCACGAGCAGCCGTTGTATCAACCTTAAGATGGGTGTCAACAATAGACTTCTTGATTAACTTATCAGTCGTGTCAGTGACAGGACCATATAGATAAGTCTTAGCGGTAAATGACAACGTATAGATTAGTGTTCTACGTGTTGTGTAATCACCTTCATAATCATCCTCGTAACTAACTGAGTTAAGAGATATTGGGAAGTCCTTCTTCTCACCAATAGCATCAACTAAGTTAACAGTGATGTTAAACATTGGTTGAAATATAGGAAGAATCTGCTCAAGGATCTGAAGTCCATCATCCTGATTCTTTGATAGTATTGCTAACTCAAAATCAACATTGTATGGTACTGGCATAAATGCTTTACGAGTTTTATCGTCTGTACCTACGTGTCTAATGACTTGAGTTGGTGATACCTTCCTTGAACTATCGTATGAGAATCCACTGATCTCAAATGATATACGAGGTAAAGTAATTTGAACTTGTTTGTTATCAGCAGTAGCTGACTGTGATAAACGAGCCAGGAATTTATCCTTTGGACCATATGCCAAAGGTACCTTCATCACTTCTGTCTTAGCACCAGAAGTACGTCTCAATTCAATATTATTGAAGATAGTACCGAAGGCTATAACAGTCTTCCTGAAAATTTCATTGTATGAGTAAGTTCCTAACATTAGTCTGCCTGTCCAAATTCACCGAATGGATTACCTTGACTAAAGTCAAGTATGCCATCAGCTTGAGTCTCAAAGAACTGGTTCTGATCGAACTCAGAGTTAGTATTATTTAGGGTATTATAACTAGCAGTTGTCCACGCTGCTCCAGATGTCTGTCCAGTACAGGTTTCTGGTATTGTAAAGATACCCGATCTATTGTATATCTGAAGTTGTCTGTTGGTTGAATCCCAAGACTTAACTTCAGCAGTTACGTTAGATGTACCACCTGCAATTGTTTCACCAACAGTGAAGTCTCCTGTGCCACCTGTAGCAAAGTTAATTGTAATAGTAGTAGCAAAGTTCCTCTCCACTTTATCGATAGCATCGACACCTGTATCGAAGTCCTCATCACTGTACTCATATAGTTCACACTTCAGACCCCAAGTATGGATTTTACCCAACTGGAAGAAAGGTGTTTCATACTCTACGTATTGTATTTGAAATAATTTTTGTGCTAGAGGGAAGTAAACCAAGTCTCCTTCATTAGGTCTACCCTCTACAATGAGTGTTGTATTATCATCAACTAGTTCTGTGAACCTATCTCGTGAGATAATAAAATTAACTTGATCAGATATCCTTACACCAAACTTACTGTATAGATCTCCATCTCCACCAAATCCTTGAACGTTCTCTAAGTATGCTTCTATCAAATAAGCATCATCAAACTTAGATAATGAGTCCTCACCAAAAGCAGGATCCTCATCAACTATGACACGTGGGATGTAATATACATCCGTACCAAACATCTTGATCTGTTCTTTTACTAGGTCACCAACGAGGTTCTGTTCCCCCGAAGTTCCCATTGTGAAAAAGGAGTTAGTAGCCATTAGCCTATCATATCCATAGGTGGTTCTTCATAAGTAAGTCTCAACTGTTCTTCTAGTTTTTCAATCTCTTCAATAGCATCAGAATAAATCTTCTCACCATTAAGAGTGACTCCACCAGGAAGTTGAACGTTTTGGAACTTAGACATATTCTGTCCCCACTGCTTCTTAATCAAAGAAGTTGCATAGTCTTTTACCCACATAACATTATAAATTTTTGTCCAATTAGCAGCATCTATAGCACTAACACATTCCATAACAACATACTCACCTTCTCTGACATCAGTTAATGTATCAAAGTCAATCCAAAGTTTTCCATTAGAGGCATTAAACCTAGTTGGTTTCATACCCTCCAGTAAAAAATTGATTGTTTGTAAGTGTGTCTGAATCATATAGTAATGATGGAACTGTGTTGATGTAAAATCAAACAGATCATTCAAACGTAACTGATACCTAATATCAAACATATTAGCAGTACCTTTATCTTGGAAGGTAAAGATACCATTAACAGCTCTGATATGATCTGGCATTGGTATATAATTCTTCTGCATTTTAAATACAGTACCAGTATCACCAGCTTGTAATGTATCAGTACCAGTCTCTTCACTATCTGCTTGGAACCTTGTTAGATCCTCAGCAGTGAACTGGTGCTTCATAAAAACCTTTTCAGATCCACCGTAATGGTATTCCTGAAATTTCTCAAGAGTATAATCCAATGCATCATCAACCTGATCATCTGATACGTTGATTTCCAATACAGGTTTGCCGAGTCTGCGTAGAGCGTACTCTTTGAGTGTTGCTTTTGAATTAGGTTGTGCCATTTTATCTTGCGAGAGCGGCTAGTGCAGCCTTAAGTTGTGCGACGGTTGTTATAGAAGCGTCATTACCAATAGCATTCAATTCAGTGTAAATTGAATCAATGTCAGTATCATTGGTTCCTGCCTGTGTACCTTGAGCAGCAGTTGCATATGCAGTAGAAGCAGTGGTAGCAGCAGATCCAAGTCCAAGAGTTGTTCTTGCAGCAGATGCTGATGCGTCATCAATCAGAGTAGCACCAAATGTACTTACAGAAGACGCAGGAAGTGCGTTGTCAGCAGTGGTACCTTGTGCAGCAGTAGCAAAATCACCAGTTGCAGATGTAGCAGCAGACCCAAGTCCAAGAGTTGTCCTTGCAGTAGCAGCGTCTGCGTCATCAACCAATGTTAAACCGAAAGCACTAACAGCAGAAGCATCAAGTTTTCCAGTTATACCTGCTGTTACACGAGCATCAGCACGAGCGTTAGTGAAGTATAGATTGGTTGATCCTTCTCCAACTGTATCAGTATCACCCTGAGTATATGTCAATACACCAGTGGTGGAGTTGTATGCTAGTTGTGTGCTGTTCTCAGAGATTGCAGCTCTTGCTCTAGCATCTGTATAGTATAGATTAGATCCTTCTGTAAGATCTCCAGTATCAGCAGCTGCGATTCTTGCGTCTGCCCTAGCATCTGTATAGTATAGATTTGATCCTTCTGCTAAATCATCCGTATCGTGGTTAGATAGAGATGAAATAGTTGTTGGAGTGGTGTAAGAAAGAACACCAGTAGAAGCATTATATCCTAGATCTCCACTGACTGATATGTGTCCACGAGTTCTTGCAGCAGTGGTGAATAGGTTGGTTGATCCTTCTGTGATATTATCTGTATCAATGTCTGACTGAGTAACAGACAAAGTACCAGAAGAGTGTGTAATACCTGTTCCATATGTAAAGTGTGTTCTGGTTCTAGCAGCAGTGGTAAACAGATTAGTTGAACCTTCGGTTACATTATCTGTGTCTATATCTGCCTGTGTGACAGATAGTTGTCCACCACCCGATAACTCTATACCCGTTCCGTAGGTAAAGTGAGTTCTCGTTCGAGCTGCAGTGGTGAACAGATTTGATGATCCTTCAGTTACATCATCTGTATCATACTCACTGAAGTCAAGAGCAAGGGTATATGAATTAGCAGCATCATCATATGTCTTTGTAAGACCTGCACCAGCAACGAATAGATTATTAACTCTGTCATCTACTCTTTCATCTGTATAGTATAAATTAGTTGATCCTTCTGAAAGAGCATCGGTATTATGGTTACTGATATCACCAACCTGTGACTGACCATAAGTAATATTTCCAGTAATGTTCAAGTTACCTTGAACTTCGAAGTTTGTAGTAGATAGGAAGTTACTTACAGATAAAGTGTTAGAGAATGGGTTGTAGGTAAGGTTAGCAGAGTCAGTAAATACACCAGCATTACCAGTGTTCGCACCCATAAATGCAGGGTAGAACAGAGTGTTATTGTTAGTGTTAGTAACTGCTACCTGAGTTGCACTATCAGCATTACCTGTTAAGTCACCAGTTACATCACCTGTAATTTGACCTGTGACTCCAAGAGTTCCACCGAAGGTTACAGCATCATCAACATTAAGTGTTCCTTTAATATCTGTGTTACCAGATGCAGCAGTGATAGATGCTTTAATTCCAGCAGCACCACCAACAGATAAGTCACCACCAACGTATGCTTTCTTAGCAACTGATAGACCACCATCTGTGGATATAGATGCAGAAGCATCAGAGTATCCAGTAGAATCAGTTACGTTATCTGCTTGTACAAGACCAGCAAAGGTTGCATTACCTGCTGTTACATCAATACCAGCATTGAAGTCTGCATTACCATCAACGTTTAGAGTTGAATCGAAGTCAACTGCGTTAGTTACTCCTAGAGTACCAGCAGTGGTAACGTTACCAGTTGCAGCAGCAACGTTGAACTTAGTACTATTAATGTTCAATGAACCAGTTAAGTTCAAAGTTGATTGAAGTGCAGCAACACCAGATGCTGTAATAGCAGCAAAGTTAGATGCTTGAGTTACATCAAGGGTACCAGAGACTGCAGTGTTACCTGTAGGACCATCAACTGTAAATGTTCCAGCACCTACATCAAGATCATCTCCAATCCAAGTTTTCTTAGTTACTGCTAAACCACCAGCAGTGTATAGAGATGCAGTATTGTCTGAAGCACTGACAGAATCTTCAGTACTATTTGCACGAACAACTTCAACGAAGTTAGTTACACCTTCTACATCAAGAGTTCCATCTAATTGTGAGTTACCATAAACTCTAAGTATTCCACCAACAGCAGCGTTCTTAGTAATAGAAGCACCACCAGATAGTCTTAATGCACCATCATTAGCAAAGGTGCCTGTAACTCCTGCCTGTGTTGTGCTTGTATTAGTAATATTTCCAGTAACACCAAGTGTTGATGTGACATTTGTTGCTTCATCTACATCTAATGTTCCATCAATTACTGTGTTACCTGTGGCAGCAGCAACTGTGAACTTAGTAGAGTTAATATCAAAATCTCCAAGGATGGTACCAGTACCACTAACTGTTAAATTAGATCCAGATCCAGTTATATTGACTGAAGAAGATAGTGTTGAAATACCAGAGACACCTAAAGTACCTGCTACTGCAGTGTTACCTGTGGCAGCAGTAACGTTAAACTTATTATTATTAACTGCAAAATCATTTGTGACATCTAAGGTTCCTGTGATATCAACGTTGCCACCGAATGAACCAGCATCTCCTACTACGAGATCATCACCCACATACAGATCAAGACCAATACCAGCACCACCACCAACGATGAGAGCACCACTTGAAGCAGTAGTTGCAGCAGTGGTATCAAAAAGCTTAATGCTACCTGCATCAATACCTGAGCGAGTACCAGAGAATACTTCAGAACTATTAGTAGCATTGTCATAAACAGCGAACCTAGATGCTGAATCATCCCATCCAAAGAATCCAATCTTAGCAGAACCACTATAGTATCTGAATTCTATACCACGGTCTTTATTGTCATCTGATACTGGAGCAGTATCTCCACCCAGTGTCATCACAGGGTCATCTAACTGAGTAACAGTTGTATTAAATGTTGTTGTAGTACCATTAACTGTAAGGTCTCCTTCTACAGTTGCGTTACCACCTACATTCAAATCTTGTCCAGCAGCAAGTGTTACTGGGGAATTAAATTGAGATGTTGCTTCAACGGTTAAAGCATCGCCTGTAGCGTCACCAATAGTGGTTTGAGATCCAGTGATATTAACTTCACGATTAAATGTTGCATCACCGTGAACGGTTAATGTACCAGCAGCATTAGTACCAGCACCATTACGTCCAATCTCAGTGTTACCTACGTTGTTAACACGGAACTCAATGTTATCTGTGGTTGCTTTCTTACCAACGTATAGGTTGTCACCAATATGAAGATCAGTAGCAATACCTGCACCACCAAATGATCTGAAGTTAGAATCATTATCCTGTGCGAATGATGGTGTCTTAGCTGATGTAACACCAGTTCTGAATTTATATCTTACTCTTAAGTAGTTCTGTGTGTTGAATGTTTCAGTAGCACCTAAGTCTCTCTCATTGATAGTACCGTTAACATATAAGTCAGAGTTAAACAGAACATCACCTTCAACATATCCACCACCATCTACTCGTAAAGCACCATAGTCATTTGAACCAATTACATAGTTGTTACTACCATCAGTGGTAACTGTAGGTGTATCTGATGATTCAAAGTGAATAAGACTTGCTACATTTAGAGTACCTTCAATATCTGTGTTACCAGATGTACTTTGTACAACAAATCTATCAGCAGATCCATTGTTTAACTTAAGTGTCTTACCAGTTGTATCAATGATAATATCATTATGTGATGTTGTGACACCATCTATTTCAACGTCTGCGTTAAGGTCTGTCTTACCATCAACATTGAGTGTCGTGTCAAAATCAACGCCTTGCTTAACGTTAAGCGTCCCCTCAGTAACTGTATTGCCATTGTCGGAATCGACAACAAACTGAGTGCTCCCACTAGCGTTCTTAACTGCAAATTCTTTAGCATCGGCTTGTACGAATAAATTATCAGTAACAGTAGTCTCTAATTGAATATCAGCAGTACCTTCAATAACTGTATTACCGTTATCAGTATCTACTGTAAACTTATCGACACCTGCATTATTTTGTATTGCAAACTCTTTATTGTCTGCTTTTATAATTACATTATTATTAACTTCTGTTTGTCCTGAAATAGTTGTAGTACCACCTACAAATACATTTTCAGAAACACCAACACCACCAGTTACTACCAGAGTCCCAGTAGTCGTGGACGTTGATCCTGTGTTGGTTGTGAGACTGAGGTTGCCAGCAATGAGAGCAGCGTCAGTACCAGTGAAAACTTCAGAGGTGTTAGTGGCGTTGTAGAGGAACCTAAACCCACCAGTGCCAGACCATATGTTAGCGTTTGCGTAATCCTCGTCCCATCCGAAGAACCCGACTCGTGCTTGTGTGTCATAATAGGAAAATTCTATACCACGATCCTTACTATCATCTGAACCTGGAGCTGTGTCTCCACCAAGTACAAATATAGGATCGTCAATTGTTACAATAGTTGAATTGACAGTAGTTGTAGTACCGTCTACTTGCAAGTTACCACGAACTTGAAGTGTACCAGATGCAGTATCATCGTCACCTGGATCCAAGATCATAGTAGCAGCAGTACTACTTAAAGTATCATCTTGGAATTGGAATCCTTCGATATTAACTCTATTAGCTACATTAGTAGCAGAGATTGTAATATCTTCGTCTGCTGTAATGTTGATACTAGCAGTACCTGCACCTGCGTTCTCTGAAACAATATCCAGAGTCCTATCAGTAGCAGAGTTTACATTGTGATGGATCTTAAGTGAACCAGCAGTCCTTTCAATAGTTTGTAATGGACTACTACCAGGTCTATCTAACTTGATAGACGCACCACTAATATTAGTGTCAACATTAATGTCAACTCCACCAGCATTAGTATTATCGGTGTTATTAGCACTAAAGAGAAGATTGCCAGAGCTGTCATTGATATGAATATAATTTAGATAGTCAAGACCATTGTGTGCAGTAGCAGCAGTATGTTCGTTGTCTAATTCAAAAGTTTGTACTGAAGTACGATCAGTAAACTTAATTTGATTATTCTGTAATTGAGTGTTATCAACACCCATTGCAGCAATGGTTACGTGACCATTTGCATCAACGTCAAAATCTTCTTGTGCGAATGATGCAAGACCTTTTTGTTCTACAGAAGTATTATTGCAGAATCTCCATCCACCTACAGTACCAGATGTATGTGATGGTTCTCCACCACCAGCAGCAACTTCTTGGATTGATTGATATACCTTAGAGTTTGCTTCTAAGATAGAATATCTAGGATATACTGTAGCAGCATCATAACTAGCATACTTAGATCCTTCTGTTGCAGTAGCAATAGGAAGGTTTTCTAATGTTGTTATACGACCGTATCTATCAACATCAATTCTAGTAGCATTAACAGTCGCTGTACTGTATGGTTCACCATTACTACCAGGACCAGCAATAGAAGTTAATGAAGGTACGTTATATGAACCAACAACAACCTGAGTATCAGCAAGGTCAATGAATGGGTTCTGTGTACTACCATCAGGTACTGTAAATATAATTCTTCCTGCACCACCAGTTAACTGTCTAGTCTGTACATTACCAACAGAGGTACGTGTAAGAAGACCTAGAGTTGTTAAGCCAGCAATTGCGGATAATTCATCGTCAAGGGGCTGAGCGTCAGTAATACCATAATTTGCCAAAGTAGATGCAAGCTCAGCACCAATAACCCTACCTTGAGAATTAACTCGGACTCTAGTATAGAGTGCATCAGCATTTGGATTATTGGGATCATAATGTGGAAGAGTTGTGATTAGAGATAGATCAGTAGTAAGTTCTAAGTTCTGAGATCCATCAAAAGATCCTGATCCAGTTACTTGTCCAGAGAGTTGGATCTGACGTGCGTTGGCAAGACGTGTAGAGGTAGAGGCATTACCAATTAATGTTGCGGTGACAGCACCTGCTTGGAAGTTACCATCAGCGTCTCTTTTAACAAGTGTATTAGCAGCGTTCGATTCGGTTTCTAGCGGTCTCTCATATCTTAATGAGTTCCAAGGGGTTACTCCATCACCAATTTTGATACGTGACGTATCGATCTCAATACCAAGTTCACCCTGTGCGAGAATTGGGTTGATGTTTGCCCACTGTTGGGCACCATCACGTCGTAATTGTATTCTATTTGCCATTGGTTAGGTCTCTAATCTGCACGGACAATAAGCCTCTCAAGATATTTATAACCCAAATAAAAAGAGACCTTGCGGTCTCTTAGAATATTATTCAGCTGAAACCTCGTCTACTGTTTCATTTGGTTTGAGTATATACTCTAGAGTTTCAATTGCTCCTTGCAGTTTTAATGCTTGTTGTTCGTTTTTTCTGATCTGTTGAGCCATCTGTTGGTTCTCTTCGACCATTTTTTGTAAGCGATCCTTAAAGTCTTGCAGGAGTTTCTCCTGATCGACAGTTTCAGGTACATCGGCAGTCATAATTTGTTCTCCAAGTTAATAAGTAAGGATTTAATCTCTGATATCTCAGATTTTAGCACATCAAGTTCACTTTTCATAGTGTCTAATGTTGCATCCCTTTTCCTACGTGCTTTAGCAGCAGTGCCAGGGGGTGTCTCCTTTGTATTTAGTACCGCACCAGAGCGTGTATCCCGAACTAAATCAGGTCTATTCTTTACGTGTAGGTATCTATTAGAGGTCACTTAATGCCATTACTCGAAGATTCTTAATTTCAGGAACATAAGATTGATTCCTAGAGGTCATAATAACTTTAACCTGTGCTACGTTAAACTCAGCACCGCTATAAGTGTATTCTAGATCTCTTAGTAAGAATGCTTCAGTCTTTTGAACTGACTTATCTTCCAATCCATTACCGTTAAAATATGTATAACCTATCTCATCAAATGCGAGAGAGGTACCTATTGGTTGGATACGGTACATAACGTGAATCTCTGTATCAGGATGTCTCCAAGCTTCAAACATTACCTTCAATGTATTAGCAGGTTGTAGAAGATTGACGACCTTAGTAATATAAACAGCATCATTTAGATCACCTGAATTTTTCTCTGCACCAGAATTGGCAGCAGAAATCTGGTTAATTCTATTAGATGTTGTAATGATTGAACAACGATCAGTATCAACAATAGGACTGATGTTCTTATTAGCTGTTGATAACAAGAGTCTCATAGTAAGTGATTTAGAACCACTTAACTTAGCATCTTCATTAACCTTAGAACAAACAAGTTTAGGGAAGGTTAGATAGTTATCTTCATTAGCGATACAGTCAAGATAAACACCATCATTAATGAATGATGCTTCATCAATATTGTTACCATCCTTAATGGATGTAGCAGAAACAGCATTCAAACGAGGAATGATATCTGTTTCTGGGAAGATATTCATCTGTAACTGAGGATAGAACTGTTCGAATTGAACGTTCTGAGTTGCAGTAACATTACTTCCACCATTAGTAATACCATTAGTAGATACAGATGTAACTGCAACCTTATAAGAATCTAAGGTTGGTGAACCAATTGCAGTATGTAACTTGTTAATTTCTACAAGAGGAATACCATCAAGGTTATAGCACTCAATATAACTGAGTGAACTATGTACTAAAGCAGATGTACCTGCTTTACCACGAGATCCAGAAGGTAGTGTAATGATCTTACCATCAGCAGATACTGCACTATATTCAATGATTTCATAATGTCTTTGACCAACTTCAGGGTCACGAATAATTAAATAACCTGGATTACTTGTACCTACAGTAGCACCATTAATTGTTGTGTGGAATGCTGAAGCATCGTTAACGTGTAATGAGAATGTACCTGATACACCATCAGATGCAGTGATACCATTTGTATGATATGCAGAGTCAATAATTGTAGGAGCAACTTCTGAAATTACACCATCAATTTTAACGTTGTTACCTGTATCGTGCATACAATGGTTTGCGTGTGCAACTGTAATCTCAGTTGCTTGGTTGAAGTATGAGATAGGAGCAGCAGGATAATCGTTAATATCATCTCCACTTAGAGTTACACCACCAGATGCGATAGTACCAGAACCAGTTGTAGATCCATCAGTGTCCTGAGTAATAGCATCACCAACAGCAAATGTTCCTGTTACAGACTTAACACTAACAACACCCGTACCTGAGTTCCAAGCGGTAACCATAGCAGTTGCACCAGTACCGTTTGTTAATGTGTCATCAGGATTGAATGTACCTGTAACACCAGTTAGTGTTAGATCAGCAAGTGATCTTGAAGATACTAATCTGTAAATCCAGTTAGCACCTGACTGTACACCTTCTCTGAAGGTTCCATTTACATCATCAACAATAATGTATGCGTTAGATGAACCCTGTACACCTTGTACAACCTGTCTGATAATAGCAGAAGGAACAGGTGAAGTATCAGTCTGTTGAAGTTCAGCACCGATAGTAAAGTTTGCTTGGTGATCGGAAAGAATTATTTTAATTTCGGGTTTTAAAGTCTTAATTGGGTTGCTACGTAGTTCAGCAATACCACCGTTACCTATTGCTAATTCTGTATTATTAAAGACAGCAGTACCAGATGTGTTCTGAGCAAACTCTGCTTTAAATAGATTGAACTTAAGATCTTCATACTGGTCAGCAGTCCAAGTAGATGCGTTCTGTGATTTGAATAGAACACCTGCATATGGCTGTTCAGAGATCGTTCTATCGTTAGTAACATCATCTTCACCCATTCTGGAGATCCAGAGTTTATATTCATTAGAGTCAGAAAGAACAACTAAACAATATTCTCTGTTTTCTCTAACATAAATTGGTGATGGGAATGTAAACTTAGTAAGAACAGTACCATTCTCAGATAGATTAATCTGTGAAGGTAGAAGAGTAACATCAGAGAAAGCAAGAACCTTAGTAGTTGGATATCCATTTGCCATCTCCCTGATCTGTATCGATACAGGAATTCTGTTATCTTTTGTGTTAAAGAATAAATCAGCACTTGTTAAGAATGCACCACCTTTAGACTCAACCAAGAAGGACTGAGCTAGAGGGTCATACCAACCTGTGTCTCTGGTTGATGTAGAGTTATCATTAACAATTCTGTCAGATACAACTGTATCTCTTACAACATCAGCATTTCTAACAGCAAGGATTGTCTGTTGCTTAGTTTCAATAACACCAGATGCAACGTAAGTATTTGATGCAGAAGAATCAACCTGACCAGGAATCCTAGAGTCGGTTTCAGATGTTGTTAAACGTACAACACGTGTACCAGTTGCAAATCTTGGGTTGGTAGATACAGCAGGATTAGGTATCCACATAATACCTTCCATATCACCGTTAGTATTTGCAATCAAACGCTTAGTCTTAACAACTGCACGAGCACCAGAGGTTTGTCCTACAAGGATTTCAGTCTCTAATGGGTTACCATAATATTCACCAGCAACTGTCTCAGACATTGTTTGAGTATCAATGTTGAGTAATGGTGTGGTAGATGCGTAAGATGTTGGTAGTTCACTCTGATCATAAGGTGATAGTCCATCATCAAATCCTGTTTCAGGACTTACAAGTTTTAATCTACAACCAGATGTCTGACCAATAACCTGCTCACCAGTAACAAATGGTGTATTATTAGTACGATTATCATCAACTGGATTCTTAATAACCTCAATCAATCTTGGTGTAGTGTAGAAGTTTACATCTACGTTATCGATGAAAGCATAGAATCTTGTATTGGGCTTAAGACGCTGAATCTTAAATGCAATATTTCTAGAACGAATGAATGGAACTACTGTTCTTTCAATCGTCTTATCTCCCAATGACTGACGGTCAATACGTGGAGTAATTACAGTTCTAATACCAGAACGTGTCTGTGATCTAGTAGTATTTGTTGTAGTTGTAGTAATCCTTCTAATATAAGGCCAATGACCTCTTCTCATAGTCTGACTATCAGTTCTACTAGAACTAGAAGTCCAGTTAGTTCTCCAAGAGTTCCATTGAGTTGGAACTAAACCTGTATTAGTATCTCCACCAAATCTCTGAACCTGTGCAGTGAAATCACCTTCTAGGTTTACAACTTTATCAGGTGCACGACGTGTATCAACCCAGTCATCAGAAGAAGGATATAGATCCAATCTACCAATATAAGCAAACACGTTGAATGGGTTTACATTCTCAACACGTGAACAATATGGTTGAACAATAAATGTTACTTCATCATATGGAAGAGTTAGAGTACCTACCTCGTGATATTTAACTCCACTAGATCCACTATCAGTATATTGTAGTGCTACGTTAGTAGTATAATGCGAAGCACGTAACTTACCTTCTGAGAAAGATACAGCACAAGCAAAGTCTTCGTGAGTTGTTGCTGCTGAATCAAACGAAGTAAAGTCATCTACAAGGAAACCATTCTTAAACTTATCAAATCCATCACTATCTTTAACAGATAGAGATGCAGTTTCCATTTCAAGTAAGTTCAATGCAGTATAATATTCTAAATTATCAATCCTTCTTTCCATCAAACCGATATCACGCATAGTGAATCGTCTGTTATTCTCTCTTACAATGTGTACTCCTTCTGGACCATAACCATAAGGTTCGTGATACAGAGTTGCAAGTAACATTGCATTATCAATATTTGCAGGAATATCATCTCCCTCACCAGGAATACCTTTAATTATCTTAAATTCTTGCTGATCGCTTAAGAATACTTTATCAATTCTACCGACATAATAGTCATAGTCACAACGGAAATCAGACTCTGGCTTAGGAATGTCAATAATAGTAGCGTTATTTGCAACACCACCAGATGAGAATCCTCTATCTTTAAAGTCTAAACTAGCACAGTTCACATAGTATGGTGATCCAACAGTACCTGAACCAGATAGAACTGGAGTTACAGCAGGTCTGAAGTCAAGAACATCTCTAAGTTCTCTAGTTTCACCATTAAATTTAATACTTGGAATAGCAGAATAATCTATACCAACATAAGACTGTGCAGCAAAGTAGTCACCCGTTGCTTCGTGGGTGAACCTGTTGAATACAATCTTTAATTTACGAAGAGGTGCATTAGCAGATGCAAATCTTATTAGTTTACCAATGTCATAGTAGTGACCTAACTGATTAGGATCAAGATAGAAATTTTCAGTAATGTTACGTGAACCATTGTTTATAGAGTTATCAGCATCATTAACAAGACCACTGATTACATTACCATTAGCATCAAAACCATTAATAGTCTCACCAAGTGTGAACCTATTATCGTTTTCATAAACAAAATGACAGACATATGAGACAGAGTTAAATTCTACAACACGTGCCTTTGCCTTAGATGTTTGTCCCTCAATGATAGTACCATTATTGAAGATGGTAGCATCTTGCATCGTTAAATGAGGAATAACAGCAGCATTATCATCGTTAGATTCATATACTGCGTGAATATGATATACATCAGTAGAACCTAGAGAGATCTCTTCGTCTTCAATACGTGTACCATATAATGAACCATAAGTTAAACCATACCTGATATTGTCAGAAGAGTTGGCAGTACGCTCAACCTTCATCACTTCCATTTCAGTAGCATTCTTCAGTTTCTTCTCTGCTTGGTTTTTAGATACTGAAGTAATTAATCTAGCAGTTGTTACACCAGTCAAACCTGTTACAGTTAGAGAAGTTCTAGGAGTACCAGTAGTGTTGAATGAATGTGATGCTTCCATATCAATAACTGTACCTGCTGTAGGAGCAAGTGACACTAATTGATAGTGATCCTTATCATATGCAAGGAACTGTTCGTCTGCTGGTAATGAGATCGTAAAGTCATTAGCACCAGTAACAGTTATATCATCAAATGTACGTGCAACGATTGCTGATTCATCAGCGATTGATTTGATAGATGCTTTAGGCATCTCAATCATAAGGTCAGCAAGTTCTGAATTATAAAGTTGAGGTCTACGTCTAACTATAAATCCATAGTCACCATTAGCAATAGGACCAGAATTACCACCATAATTAGCACTAGTAGCACTTGTTATTTGGTTGTCAATGTTTGTTGATACTGTACTAATAGGTGTAATTTGAAGTTCATCAACACCATTAACAGTAAGAACATCACCTGGTCTTATATCTAACGTGAAATTAGATTGTGTACCTGTTAGAGTACCACCAGGATTACCATTAACATTAAAGTTAGTACCAGAAATAACTGTCTCCTGATCCAGCAATAAGTCCATCGCAAAAATGATGGCATTAGTATCAGGATCTTTACCAGTTATACCTTTAGCATCAGTAATCTCATACTTATAGTAATCAGTAAGAGTACCAATTTCTACACCATCTCTCTCGATAACTTCACCATCACGGAAGGTACCATAGACTTGGTATACCTTAATTAGATCAACACCAGTATAATCTGCTTCTACAAATGCTTTTGCTCTTGAACTACGTCCTCTAATAACGTGTCCTTGTGCAAGAGTTACATTGGTACTAAACTTCATTAAAGTTAGTGGTTGTAAATCAAACACATACGCCTTAAATATAGTATTTTGAGCATTAACTGTTGTACCATTATGATACTCAAATGCTGCAACACGACCATATCCAAGGATATTACCAGATGCAGTTAAGTTATAGTTAGGAGCATCATCTCTAAACTCAATAACCTGATAGTTCTCAGTAATATTATTACCATTAATAATAGGTGAACCCTTAACATTATTACCTAAGAAGAAGTTACCAATTTCAAATGGAATAATAGAGTTTTGTAATGCAACAGTACTCCTTGATTTTTCTAGATCAACATAGGTAGGAACAAGAGTTTCAGACTCATATCCTCTAACGTATGCTTTACCTGGACCAACTTCAGTTACAAAATGAGCTTCAGATGCTGCTATACCATCAGGAGATGATTGACCTGGTAGATATACACCACCATTTATACCATCATTTCTATGCTCTCTTATACGAATATCAAAATCCCTTACAGTATAGTCACCAGACTCATCAAATGTTCTACGAGCAAGTTCCCTTGCCATCTCATTATATGCAGTTCTCTCTACAAATGTTTCAATCTGAGAATTATTGATTCTTAATAGTTCTATGAAGTTCTTATCTGTATCATCGTCAATAACTTTCTTAACAAGACTAGTTCTAATTCTAAATCTGTGTCCACCTGGAGCAGAGTAGTTAGAAGTACCAGTTGCATTGTCATTTAGACCAGGATCATCTTCTGGAGTTACAATAGATTCGAAGATTTCTAGACCAACCCTATAAGATGGTGAATTTGCATATTGATCAAGTATGATTGTTTGATCAACAACGTCAACAAAATAACCACGAATGAAATATACACCTTGTGTAATTGATGCAGTAGAACCTACAGCAGTAGAGTTGGTAGGAAGTAACTGTGAAAATGGAGTTCCAATCTCAATCAAAGAACTACCATAAGTTATTTCAGACTCACAAATCAACTGTTCATTATCAACAAAGGTTGATTCTGTGGAATCTGTACCACCAGAAGTCAAATACTTAACATATAATGTAATATAACCACGCTCAGAAGTAGTAGCAGGAATGGAGAATAGAATTTTTGCCTTAACACCAGTAGTCAAACCACTGATAATCTTTCCATCTAACTGTTCTCTATATTGTTCAACGTCTGCACCTAAGAATGAACCCTGTAATATAACTGCTTTAGCGTCTAGGTCATAACCTATTTGACCTGGGATGACCATAGAGCCATCTTTAAACATATGCGAACCAAACGATTCAACCTGATTCTGCATCAGGGATTGCATAGTAGTAAGTTCTCTCGCTTGGATAGGATATCCAGGACGGAACAGTACTCTATAAAAGTTATTCGCCTTATCGAAATCGTCGAAATATGGCGATATATTCAGATTGGTATTCTGTGGCATTGTTTTAGAACTCTACTACGATCTTAATGTCCTCAATTTGGTCGCCAGCACGGGAGATTGCTCTCCTATTGTCTATGTAGATGACTTTTCCAGAGTCCTTTTTCACTTCTGGCTTGGCGTAACCAGATGTAAATGACATACCAAGATCATATTCAGTGTTGTTAATAACACGTGTTGCTTCGCCAGGTACGATTGGGAAGTTAATGTCTGGGTCGGCAGAGGTACCAGATCCAGATCCAACAACAGTATTACCTCCATCAAACACGGTCTTATTACCAGAAATTTCTGGGAAGATACCATCCACTCTGTTCTGGAAATATTTCAGAACTTTAGTAGTTGTATTCCAAGAAACAACACGTCCTCTAGCAGTCACCTGTTGACCACCAATAGTACGTGTTTGTGTAATAATTTCATCAGTATTAAATGAACCTGTGAAATCTGGAGAGAAAATCACAGCATTAGCAGCAGACAAAGTAATAGCGTCTGCCAATTCTTCGGTACCGTACTTACTTGGATTTAATACTAATCCAATACGACGGTAATCATTATCAGTTGGGAAGTCACCTGATCCTTCATCGTAGGTAAACTTCGTGTTAATCATCACTCGGAAACCTCCAAGTTCGATTGCAGGGTTAGATCCGTGACCACCTTTAGGAGGGATGATAACGTCAATAGCACCACCACTACCAGTACCTGCACCAATACCATTGATTTCATCAATGATAACTTTACCAAAGGAGTAATTAGATCCTCCAGAGGTTACAGTAGCACTAACAATGCGACCACCGTCCACCACGACACTAATCCTACCGCCCGTGCCATCTCCCTTGATCGGGATATTTTCGTACGTTCCATTGTTATATCCAGAACCAGATGATTGTATAACCACTGTATCTATCTCACCACCAACAGCGTCAGATTGTACAGCAGTATCTTGTAACACAGGCATATAATCGCCTGAGAAGAATTTCAAGACCTGTCCGACGGGGATAGTAAACATATACTTCCAGCGATAACCATCGGCGGTAGTAATAATAGAAGTACTAGTTCCAGTAGGTTCAACCGTTGAAGGTTTTCCGTTAGGGTCAGAGGGTGAAGTTCCATTGTATATACATTTGTAAGCTTGATACGATGAGTTGACAACATAGAAGTCAGCATCATATAGCTTAGTAGCACCAGAAGATGCAGTCTTACTGGATGAGTAATCGTGACGATACATATCGTACACATAACCCAAACCACCAGTGGTTTGTTCTGGGGGTATCCAGTCGATACGACGTATAACCTGTACAGCGTCATTCGCTAGAACACGCTTCATAGAGATCATATCATCGTAACTATCTGAGAACTCTTGGAAAGAGTCAACGGGAGTTGGAGGATTATTCTCATTATCCCATTCTTGTGGTCTTCCAATAAAAACATACAGACGATCACGATTTGCACCAGCAGCTATATCGCTCTGGTTCTTGTCGGGACCTTCTAGCGATTTGATGAATTTTTCTGCGGTAAAAATCCTAAATTGATCGGTTAGTAATGCCATTGGCTGCTTGTGCCTTCCTTTTATTTATACTGGGTTTAATCAGGCTCGTTTCTGACTGCTGAAGGATACTCAATTCTTAGAGTAGTTCCTATAGCACCAGTACTAGAACCAGTGATTAATTCATTTGAATTCCATAATGAATTTCCATTATTTTCAACTACAGAACCAACAGTAAGTTTCTTGGTCTGACTATCCCAAGCAGTTACTGTTGCTGTAATACCTGTAATAGATCCTGTTACAGTTTCACCTACAGAATAGTATTGAGCAGCACTTTGATCAAGACTACGGAACGTAAATTCAACTGTAGCAACGTGAGCATCACCATCACCTAATTCACCAGCAACTGATACTGTAGGAGATAGTGGAGGAACAGAACCATCAGTCATTTGGTCACCAACTGCAAACAAAGTTGTGTTAGTACCACCAAGAGTCTCTTCTATACCATAAAGTGATACTGCTATACCACCATCTAGATTTATTTCACCTTCAAAATCTGTACCTGTATTAATTAGGTCAGGGATACCATCACCTGCACCATCTAATTCAGCGATATCTTCAAATGCTTTATCAGGTATCTCATTAAATGGATCTGTCAAAGTAACAATGTCGTTTCCAGTTGAATCGACAATGTTATGTGGAGCAACACCAGTTTGAGATGCAGCTGCAACACCACCAGTAAAGTCAATTACCTGTGATTTAACTTGTGAGCTACCACCATCAATGAATGCTAATTCATCAACTTCGAATACAAGATACAATGAACGAGTTTCTGCAATCCAGTCATAAACACGAGCAACTTTGTTACTTGAACTTTCATTAGTTCTTACAACTCTATCACCAACGTTGAAGTTATATCCTGACGTACCATCACTAAGGTTTGCAAGACTATCTAAGACAACTTTCTGATCATATCTAAAATTAAGTGCACGGTCACAACCAGTAAAGGATGTTAGTGTCTTACCTGTATAACGAATAACTTCCCTACCAAGTAGGATCTTACCTGAGCCTGGATAGGGAGCAGTTGTTTGTACATATACAGTCTGATCATCTTCATCAACATCTTGAAGAAGACCTGTTATGTCATATATTGTCGAGTTGAATGACTGTCTATTTCTAGACTCTTTTGTGAGATCAGTGTTTCTAGTGAATAGAACTTGAGGATCAGTGGAATAACCACCACCAGGATTGGTAACAGAAATATCAGTAATAGCACCCAGATCAACTGTTGCTACTGCTTTACCTCCAGATCCACCACCTCCATTCAATAGAATTACAGGTGGAGTTTCATAGAACTCACCTTGATTTGATATGTTAATAGATTTAACAATACCAAATTCATCAACCTCAGTAACACCAGTAGCACCTTGTCCACCGCCACCAGAAATAATAAGGTTAACATCACCTATTTCATAACTGGCACCAGCCTGTTCTAATGACAAACCAGTTACCAAACCTGTTACAGGACGTAGTTCAGCACCTGATCCACCACCACCCTTTATCTCAGCAGTAGTAACATCAGAGAAGTAATCGTCTCCGTTAGATAAAACTTGAATATATTGTAAAGAACCAGCTGGAGCAGTTAAATTACCATTAATATCATATTGATCTTCTTCCCATAATATTGCTTTTGCCTTAGCACCGTGTCCAGCACCTTCAGTTTCTATATTAATTCTAAATGGATCGTACCCTTCACCAGGATCCAAAACCTTAACAGCAGCGATCTGTCCTCCAGTAGAAATAACAGGCTCTAGAATAGCCTCCCTAATGGGAGTACCGCATCCTGCGATCTTTAGTTGAGGTGGATCAGAGCTGTTATAGCCGTTACCACCATCCACCACGTAAACATCTCGAACGCCAAAAATAGAGTTAAAGAGTGGTTCAATTTTCGCTCCTGATCCTGGGACAGTTCGTGTTGCCATTTATCATTTTACCGTGATTGTTCCGTTCATATCGGAGTGTGCTGTGCACTGATAATATAAGGTATTTGGTGCATCAAGTGGAACGGTGAAAGTTTGCATACCTGTTTTGGATCCACTAACACCAGTTGTATACTCTGTACCAGATAGTCCAGAAGTAGACTGTAATCTTAATGGATGTGATCCACCTGCTTGGTTGTGCAAGTCATAAGTGAATCCTCTATGGAATACTAATCCAGCATTAGATACGTTAGATCCTAATCCAGGACCATTGAGTGTATAAGCACTCATTCCAGATGCAGTGAACTTATAAAGCAATGTTGGAGATGGCTTATAGATCGTTGCATTATCGTGACCCTTAATGATAGATGCACCAGCAGGAGCATTACCGATCTGAGTCTGGAATCCACCACCAACTTCAGTGAAGTTAGTACCATCATTAGCAATATCAAAGGTACCGTTAGTACCAATCTTCATTCTCTTAGTACCAATCTTGATCTCACCATCAGCAGGGAGTTCAAGGTTACCATCAGAATCGATCTTTAATTTTCTGGTAGAAGCACCAAATCTAATTTCTCCATCAGGAACTGTTAGGTTACCAGAGGAGTCCATTGCCAATTTGTGAGTAGTACCAAATTGAATTTCAGTATCCTGATCAAGAACTAAGTTATCATTACCATCAAATTCTATAAGTTTCTTAGAACCAGAAGCACCGAAACGTAGTTTTGATCCAGTAAGTTCTAAGACACCTGAGTCATCAAAGAACAATTTATTACCACCACCAAAGTCTAAATCCTGAGCACCAATATCAACTTTACCAGACTCATCTTCACTTAGAAGACGGTTGACTGAAGTGATATGAACAGCACTTGCAACAGATAACTCTTGAGATTGGTTAGCACCAACAGCAGCTACTTGAATGTAACCACGTGCTGCACCTGCTTCAGCAGTGAATGAAGTAAACTCAACCTCTGCTTTAGCACCAGTTGCATCTTCAAGTTCTAATTTTGTTCCAGCTTTCATAGCATTGAAACGTAATCTAAACTTCTCTTCTTGTGTAGAATCTTCTGAAGATAATTTAGAAGCAATGGTACGAGTAGCACCAGTGTCAATACTATTAACTGTATGTGGTTGTTTCTTCTTACGTTGCATCTCCTGAGTAGTAGGCTCAGTAGAGAGTGCAGTATCACCCAACCAAAGTGAAGAGTTAACTAAGTAAGCATCCCTGAAACGCAATGTAGAAGAACCCAAATCAAATGCGTTATCAGTATTAGGTAGAAGATGAGTATCTATAACAACGTTACCTGATCCATTATTGGATAGATTGTTGATAGTTGAACCACCGCCACCACCACCTTGTAGATCGTCGCCTGGCTGCCAGCGAGCATTTGCAGTATTCCACTTAAGAACCTGTCCGTTAGTAACCCCGCTAACGTCCACGTCAGTAAGATTCGATGCTGCAAGTTGTCCCTCCGTAAACGTACTACCATTCCATTTAAGAACTTGGTTCGTTGAGGGTGATGCGATTGTTATTTGAAGGTTAGTGTTATCTCCAAGGGATGCATATAACTCATCTATAACATTATTGAGTTTAATAGCACCGTCTCGTAAGGTATCACCTGTTCCGTCATTGGCACTTACGCCAATATTAAGGTTCTGCTTAGCCATAGTAGGGGGGTTATTCTACAGTTTTATTTATGTAAGGTCAAATTCATAATTGGTTAGATCAAAACGTACATTATTTCTAGTAAAGTCTGGGTTTGCATTATCCCTATCAAATGGTATGGATGTCATATCAAATTTACCGACACTACTGTCCCACTTCAAAACCGATGAAGTGTCTTCGCCACTAGTACCACCAGTGACTGTGAGTATAACAAGGTTAGATGCAAGAGGAGAGTTAGACGCTTGCTGTGATTCACCTAGAGGTCCAGTAACAATACATCTATACCTATAGCCAGTCATAAAGGCTGATGCTACAAGTGAATAGGATGAACTATTAGCACCAGTTATATTTGCCCAAGCAAATCCACCATCAGTAGATACTTGCCATTGATATCCTTTAGTACCATCTTCAGGTTCTATAACAGCAATCAAACTAAAGTTTTGAGTACCACCATCAGCAATCGTTGCATTAGTTGGCTGATTGGTAATGATTATACTTGGAGCAGCAGGTGGATCTCCACCACCTCCAGGATCTCCACCACCTGATGATTCCTGACCAATACCCTGATTTGCTGGTATATTTAGAGTTTCTTTAGAAGAAAGACCAAATATATAAGGGAACTTTGGTGTCATATAACGATTAGGTACTACCGTAATAGCACCTCCACCACTAGACATTCCCGAATGATTGAGGCAATAATAATATAAATTAGGTGCATCAGAAGGTACAGTGATCTCTGTATATGCACCAGACTCACCTGCAGTACCAACAGATGTTACACCACTTGTATATTCAACTCCACCACCGTGTATACCATTCTCTGTTGTTGAGAATTTAATAGGATGTGATAAATTAGATGGATCTGATTGTATAAACCTATAAGTACTTCCTTGAATAAATGTTAAATTTGGATACAAGACTCCATCAAGACGATACTTATTACCATCATTCTCACTTGTAACTGTTACAGTATATTCTTTACTTTCAGTTTCATCATTCCATAGTGTTATGAAGTAAGCAAAAGTACCATTGGGATACTCAGGAGTATAACAATAGCGACCATTATAAACATCTAGATGCCTTCCAACCTTATCTACATTATATTCATAATCCTCCATTAATGCACCTTTAGGAGGATTTGCTGTTGTAGTACCATATGCAGGTCTATTAACAGCAATAGATTCTTTCATCTGATATCCAGTCTCCATTAAAACTACTGGAGAAGTATTATCCTGTGGTAAATTATATCCATAAGGACCGTAAACAGGATAACCATCAAATGCAATACCTAAAATCTTAGAGTGTCCGTCAGGGTGACGCATATTGTCACCAACATACTGACTTAATCCATAGTAATCATTATAAGCACCCATCACCTGATTGGTTTTCCAAGCACCTATAAACTCACCGTCAATATAATGATATTGATCATTAGCATTAGGACGACCACCAGCAGCATCATCACCAGGATTGTACATACCAAAAGCATCAGTAGCCACCCAATTAAATCCAGTTGGAGGACTACCAAGAGTACCTGCAGATGGATTATTTAAAACAACTCCATTAGCACTTATTCCAACAACACCTAGTGGTAAACTACCACCTGCTTGAGTGTTAGTACCACCTCTATATGTAAAAGCGTGACTAAAAGTATAAGACTCAACATCATTAGAATTGTTTGCATTAGGGAACGTACCCTTAGCAACGGGATTGGGTAAACCATCTCCCGTTACTGTGAGTACATCATTGCTTGGATTGTAACTACCGTTTGCTGCCATTAGTTGTCATCAAATATTTGATCTGGGGTGAAGTTATCAACTGTGGTAGAACCTATGTTGATTGTCAGTATGGTAGATTGAGATAGGGTTGGTGTAGCACCAAGTGATGTTAATCCGACTCTAAATTCATCTCCTCCGTCACCCTGAGTTGTAGCAGGTGTAGTATATGTTGGTGATGTAGCTCCGTTAATATTTATCCATTCATTAGTACCGTAATCCTTCTTCTGCCACTGATAGTTAATAACTCCACCAGCAGGAGTTGTGGATGCGATTACAGTAAAGGAAGCAGTCTGACCTTGGTTAACTGTTGTGTTAACTGGTTGTGATTCAATAGTGATATATGATTCACCTTGTGCTTCAGATTCACCTTGAGGAATGTAGTTAGGATCATAAATGTCAATACCACCATTAACACCAGCACCTGTAGGTCCTAAGAATGTTTCATCAACTGTCGTATGAACATCTACTGAAGGTAGTACATAACCTTGACCAGCATTCTTAACATCAATACGTGCGAGACCAACTAATGCCTTGATCTTACCACCGAAACCAGAGGAGGAAATCACATCAACTTGAGGACGTGATGTATAACCATCACCTGAATTTGTTAGAATTGCCTCAATAATACGACCTCTCTCGATATTTGCAAGTGCTTGTGCGTTACGTCCACGTACAGATCCTGTGTACTCGAAAGTAATTAGTGAGTTAGAAGACTCAATAAGAGCAACTTCTCTTTCAAATTCCTCACCCTCGATTGCTAGTTTGTCACCAGTTTCAATTGGAGGTACAACTGTTGCTGCGATAACGTCAACATCAGAACCAATGTAGGAGAATGCAACGAATGTAGAACCCGCACGAGGAACTTCAGAGAAGATAATACGTGAACCAACAAGTTCAAAACCGATACCTGGTTCCTGTACAACACCATTTAACTGACAGATGATGTTGTTCTCAGGTCTGATAGTGTTAGACTGTACACCTTCAGTCAATGTTAGTGAGTAGAATACTCCACCTAACTTCAAGTTGAAGGAGTTACGTAATGAATCAAAGTCGAATGAGATATCATCTAATTGTCTCAACTTACCTACGTAAACACCGTGGAATGTTGAGTTAATTGCAGGTGCTTCAGTGAACTGAATGTTATCTGAGAATGCGGTGAATGCATTATTACCACCTGGAGGTTGTAGGATTCCATTCACGAAGATCATCATATGACCTGCAGGATCTGGGAAGTATGCAGTACCATTTTCAGTGGTCAACTTGAAGTCCTTAGTTTCTCCATCGAATCCTCTGAAGTACCTTCTAACACGTCCACGTAAAGTCTTAGCAACTGAACAAGCACCTCTGAATCCATAATCACCAATAATCTGTGAGTTCTTCAGGAAGGTTCCAGCAGTATCACCAAGATGAATGATTGCACGTAGACCAATTTGCTCAATTCTCTCAATACGTCCATATGCAGTTGTTGCGGTAATTACAACAGAAGAGATAGCGGATGTGTATACACTTGGGAAGTTAGATCCAGAAGGAATCTTAGCAAGTTGATAAGCAACATCACCAGCAATAACTGTTAAATCATCACCGATAGCAGAGAATCTACCTTCTTCATTTGCAAGGTAAACGTACTTGTTATCAGCATCGTGTTCAGTAACAACGAATGTGTGACCAACTGACTGACCTGCATTTTGAAGTTGTAGTACATCACCAACCTTAAATGTATCATCTACACCAAAGTCAGTAATTAATGATGCATATTCAAATCTAGTAATCTCGGTAGAATGGATGTACTCACCAAATCCAGGCATAATATTAAATGCCTCAACTTCAATAATTTGATCAGTAACAGAACCGTAGATAACATCTCCAACACCATAGTTACCAGTAACAGTCTCAATATCAAATGTTACACGACCTGACTGGTTATCAAGTAGAGCACCATCATTATTACGTACGATAAGTGCATTTGCTCTACCAGAATCTTGCTTACTGAATAATAGATCAGTTGCAATAAATTCACCCATTCTAAAGTTAACTAATATACGCTTATGGGTAGCATCACTAACAGTACCTTGAGCACCAGATGTTAATCCTTCAATATTATCTCCTTGTATAATGTTACCACCAGTAAGAACTAACTTAATGTAAGTAGAATTATCTGTTGCAAGGATGGTTCCTTTATTTCCTGTAGCACCAGTCTTAACAACTTCCTCACCATTAACAAATACTTCAGGATCGCTAGTAACTGTAAGTGGTAAGTAAATGACATTATAAAGAACCTTAGCCCAGTTATCTTGTATTCTAATAACTTCAGCATATGCACCAGTAGTATCACCGAAGAATATATCTGCAGGTTGTATACCACCAGCGATAGGTGTTGGTACATTACGCTCACCAAATGTTGATGGAGTACGATGTATACCAGTCTCATCAACTACAGATAATGTATGAACTTGACCTGCTGTTCCTGGAGATAATAATTCAATCTTATCACCATCAATATATTCTGAAATCCATATTAGATTTTCAGTAGTATCTGGGTGAATGAAATATACTTGCCTGTCTAGTTCAGCAATAGCAGAACCTAGAACTGTATAAGTAACACGATCATATGCTTGGAATAAATGTCCATTAGGAGCATCAATAGAACCATCAGTATTAACCATAGTTCCAACATTAAATTGGAACTTAAGATAAGCTGTAGGTAGAGTTGATCTCTCAAGTGCAACTTCAATTAAGTGGAATAACTGCCAAACCTTATGTTGTGCTGTTTCAGTAGGACGTAGTTCTCGATTCTCATATGGTACCTCTTGGTTATAAGGACCAGGATTATCTGCTTTTTGCTGAAGAACTTTAAGTACCATATCTTTAACAGCAGCAGTATGATACAACAGATATGTTCTGAAGATATTAGGGAACGCTATGAAGTTACCCTCGGCATCAAACCAACTGTTAACTAATTCGAGAGTTTTGATATTACCATCAGTAATTAAGTCATATATCAATGCTTTACGGATATTAGTTGCGAATGATTCGTCTCCTGTATATCCACCATAATTTTGCATAGTCTTGTAATATGATTCACGATCAATATACTGATCATTAAACCATATCAATCTTGCTGCCTGACGATACATTTCAGGTGCACGACCAAGTGTCATATTAATCATATCTGCTAATGTATTAGAAGCAGATACTACGTTATAACAAATACCACCACCAGATTGTAATGTATTAGTTTGAAGTGGAGCCTGTCTAAAGACAGATTGATTAGTAAACCAATTACCATTACCTTGAGCAGCAGTGTCAATAACATTAATTGGATAATTAAACAACTGTATTATTTGAGATCCAACAGCAGCACACTCACCATTACCAGCTTGATCATAAGTTATTGTTAAATCACGAATTGCAGCACGTTCACCTGTTAGTGGCCATTCACCTGGTAGAGTTCTATTAATACCAGCAATGTATGCTTCAGGATTACTTACACCAGAACCAAACAGATTGATAGGAATATTCATCAATGTAGTAATAGCAGATGCTTCATTGCTACAACGTGCAGCACCACCACCTGTGAATGAGGTAACAGCATTACTCTGAGAACTAATGAAGGTATGAGCATAAGCACCACCAGTGTGTACTGCTGCTCTTCTAATTCCGTGAGGAGTAGCACTCACAAATGTATGAGTTGTGGTGTTAGTAGAAGGAGCAGATGCTAGAACCTGTACAGTAAATGTGTCAGTTGTGACGTTAGAAATCGTCATAACTCTATTACTGAATGGATCAGTTGGACGTGGATATGGGTGCTCAGTATTGTTACTATCTTCTAAGCAAGTAAAGACTAATGAATAATCATCAAGGATAATTCCATCACCATTACTCCATCCGTGATCAGGAACTGTAACTGTCATAATACCTGTAGCAGGTAAGTATGAAGCATTAGTTACTGTCTTCTTAGTTGGTCCTTCAAATACGTGTGTATAAAGTCCACCACTACGTATTGCCATTCCCTTAGAACTTACATACTTGTGCTCATAAACTCCACCACCAAGTACTTGAGGTTTGGTGATTGAATTAGCAGCAGCAGACTGGAATACGTGAGTTGTAGTGTTTGTAGAAGGAGTTACATCTAATACCTTCACATCAAATGTGTTAGTAGTTACGTTAGAAATGCGAAGCATTCTTCCAGATGCAGGGTCACCAGGACGAGGATAAGCGTGATCTGATCCTTGACCATCTTGATCACAACGGAATGTTACTGCATTATCAGCAAGATAAATGTACTCACCTTCATAGAACTTATGATTATTAAGAGTCAACGTCATAACACCTGTTGTTGGGTTGTATCCAGCACTGCTAGGTGTCCAAGTTGTCTGTTGATTGACGAAGTTATGAGTTGTAGTGTTAGAAGAAATACCAACGTTGATTGTAATTGTTCCATCAAGATGATGAATACCATTAGAAGTAGCAGATACAAACTGATGAACTGTCTTATCAAGGTTAGCGTGTCCTACATATACATCAAAATCGTTTGTACCTACATTAGAAATTGGTAGATACTCATCATATGAAGGATCATTTTGTCTTGGATATGAGTGAAGTGTTTCATTATCATCTCTAGCACAAGTAAATGTGATGGAATTTTCAGCCATCTTAATACTATCTCGTGCAACTTCAAGTCCATCAGCAGTTGCAGATACAAATGTATGAGCAGTCTGGTTAGAAATTGGACCTCTACCGAAGAAATTACCAACGTTAACTTCAAATGTATTGGTACTTGCGTTAGTAACAACTAAGAAACGTTGAGATGCAGGATCACTTGGTCTTGGATAAGTATGGTTTGTAGCATTACTATCCTGAGCACAAGTGAATGTTAAAGAGTTATCAGCAATTCTTACTCTGTCACCATTCTTCATTCCGTGAGCAGCACTTGTTATTCTTAACATACTGGTTGTTACATCGTAAGTAGCACCAGTTACTGTCTTTTGGAGAGAGGTAGTAAACCCGTGATTCGGTATGGTGAGATTCATCACACCAGTATTGGGGTTATACTTAGCATTGGTTACAGTATGAGTAGTGTATCCAACTTGATCAATGTTAATTCCACGCTGATAGAATGGATCCTTCTTATGGATCATACCTCCAGAAGCAATTCCAGTATTAGTATGTGTGTAAATACCACCACCTCTGATTGCAGATCTTGTTATGCAATTAGCAGTACAAGACTTAAAGATATGTGTTGAAGTATTTGTAGAAGGTGCAGTCTCAAGAACCTTAACATTGAAGGTATCCTGAGTAACAGTATCAATTACCATCCACTTATCCCAGAATGGATCAGTTCTTCTTGGATAAACGTGATCACTAGCGTGACTATCTTTATCACAAGTGAATGTGAGTGAGTTCTCAGCGATCTTGATCATATCACCATCGTTATAACCGTGATCATCAATAGTCACAGTCATAACACCTGTAATAGGATTGTAATTAATATCAGTTGGTGTCTTACCTACTTGCTGTACAAACTGGTGAGTTGTAGTGTTTGTAGAAGGTTGTGAAGCAAGAACCTGTACAGAAATTGTAGTAGGTGTTGTTGCAATAATAGGAACAGATGTCTGATAAGTAGGATCTCCTAAACGTGGATAAGTATGATCTGTTTGATAGTTATCCTGAGCACATCTGAAGGTTAATGAATTAGCAGCAATACGAATCTTATGATCAGTAGTAAATTCGTGCTCACCAATCTCCATCTCCATAACACCCGAAGTTGGGTTGTAACTTACAGAGATAGGTTCAAATCCTGTGGTTGGTGTTTTACCAACGTGAACTTTAAATGTATTTGCTTGTACATCCTCGACTGGTAACCACTTACCGTAAGTAGGATCAGTAGCACGTGGATATGTGTGGCTTGAACCATTGTTATCCATTGTGCAAGTAAATGTAAATGCATTTAACTCAAACTTAACGAAGTCTCCATTAGAGTATCCGTGGTTGTTCAATGTTAGAAGCATATATCCAGTTTCAGGATCATATGATGCTGCTGTTGGTTGAGTTACTACAGTATTTGCTCTTGGATAAGTATGATTTGTTTGGTTGCTATCTAATCCACAAGTAAATGTTAATGAATCAGGTGAAATTCTAATATTGTCGTGCTTGTTAAAGTAATGGTTACCTATACCAAGTACCATTGTACCTGTAATTGGGTTGAAGTTAGCAGTAGAAACTGTATGTCCAGTTGAAGGAGTAGCACCAACGTTAACAGTAACCCATCCAGTCTGTTCTTTTAATCCACCAGCAGTAGCACCAACAAATGTATGAGCAAAGTTACCACCAGCAGAGATACCAACATTACAGGTGAATGTATTGGCATCAGGTGTTGATAGAACTTCTAACCAATGTCCTGCTTCTGGATCATCTGCTCTTGGATATGTGTGGTTAGTAGCGTTGCTATCCTTAGTACAATTGAATGTAATTGAATTAAGATCAAACTTAACTAAAGTAGGAGCAACGTGAATACTATTACCATTAGCTGCTTCA